ATGCCCATAAAATTGAAGGTGTAGGTAAAGCTGATTTAGCACTGACGGAAAATTCTACAGATAAATTTTGGATATCATATAAACACGGCAATTATTGGTCCGAAGAAGGCGCTGCTACCTCTTTAGCTGCGGTACCATTTCAACAATATGGAAGTATAAAAAATCTTCATAGTAAACTTGGTAGTGAAAAGGGTAAATGGGCAGAAATCATAGCAAACTTTCTAGATAAAACTACGGAACAATTGCCTGATCCTACTACAATTAGAATCGGACAGTCACTTGAAATTGACGATAAAACAAAAAAAATCAGAACCAGTGATTCAAATGTGATGTTCTCACAAGAAGAAAAAGATCTATTATTAGCAAATAAGTCATCTGTTAACACTGTTTTTAAAAATAATCCTGGTTTAAATAAAGAAATATATTTTTTGCCAAGAGGATTTTCAGTTTGGATAGATATGTTGGATGGTAGTGATGAGTCTCGACAAATCGCTGGAATGTCAATTTACGGATTGGACTTTAAACTTAATTCCTCCAACTATGGTCCTGAAAATGTTCAATGTTTAATTCAAACAAATGAAAAATTAAACGTAGAATTTCACAATGATAGTGAAGATGAGCCAAATGGCATAAAAATTTCCACGGACAAACGAGGTCATATATTATTCAATCCAAATTTACCAGCTCCTAAAAACGCCGAAGATCCAATTTTACAATATCGACCCGTCTTATACGCTCGATTTACAGAAGTAGAAAATTTTTCTTATACCAGAAAAGGTAAAGTAATATTGTTATTGGGATGTAGAATATTAGTAATGCCTTACGGTAAAATACCTGGCACAGCAATAGCATTATGAACGAATTAAAACAATTACTCTGTACATTTTCTAATAGTAGTCAATATACAGACGCATTAAAAGAAATACCAAAGCAATATACTCTTATAGATAATAAGATCTTTATATTTGCTAACGAAAATAATCTTCGGGAATTATATCTAACATTCAACGTTGAAAAACGTGAACAAATTAATAGATACAAAGGCACCATTAGTATACATCGTAAGAAGCAAACAAATACACTATATACGCTCAATGCAATGAATAAGTTGATTGCTGATGAAAACAATGGTGTATTTGATAAGAGCTTTCAATTAAATTGGGATTTATATAAAAACAGTATTATTTTAACCAATGAAATTGGGGTAAAAATAGTTTCATTAAAATTGTTTTCTATCTCTGAAATTTAATATGTATTTTTGACTTGATTTTGGTCTGCACCTAGTGTAGACTTAGTTTCGAGTTGGTTATACAATCTGGTTTGAGTGAACCAGACGAATTAATTAACTAATTAAACATTAAATATTAAATAATTATGGCATTAGATCTAAGTCGGCTAAAGAGCCGTTTGAGCTCTCTCTCAAACACAAATCAGAAATCAAACTTGATTTGGAAACCAAAGCCTGGGAAACAGGTAGTTCGTATTGTTCCGTACAAGTATGTACCTGATAATCCATTCATTGAACTAAAGTTTCATTACAACATCAACAACAAGACATATCTATCTCCTGATAGTTTTGGTCGTCCAGATCCAATCGTTGAATTTGCTAATCGTCTGAAAAAGACTGGTTCAAAAGAAGATTGGCAGATGGGTCGTAAGATGGAACCCAAGATGCGTACTTTCGTACCAGCTATTATTCGTGGCGAAGAAGGAGAAGGCGTAAAGTTCTGGGGATTTGGTAAACAAGTTTATCAAGAACTTCTATCAATCATCAGTGATCCTGATTTTGGTGATATTACCGATCTAACCAATGGTCGTGATATCGTTGTAGAATTCAAGACAGCTGAAGGCGGAGCTAGTTTCCCAGAAACAAGCATTCGTGTTAAGCCAAATGTAAGTCTCGCGGTAGATCCTAAAAACGCACAGTTGATGGAAGCGTTGAAGTCCCAAGTTAATATTTTGGATCTATTTGAAGAACTATCCTATAACGATCTAAAAGATGTTATGGATAAATGGTTAAATCCAGAAGCTGCTGCTTCTGAGATCGTAACAGAACCAACCGCAAGTGGAGATGACGATGAAGCTCCATTCCCCACAAGCCCCGTGGTCACATCCCAAGCAAAAGCCGTTCAATCACCAAGTACAGCTAAAGCTAAGGGTAAAGATAGTGTAGATCAAGCATTTGATGACTTGTTTAACTCTTAAAAATTAAAAAATAAGCCGGTGGAGTTTTTATAGTCCACCGGCTTTCTATTTATATACGTTATGGCAAAAAAAAGTGTTAGTAAAGATACGGGTCAACGTGACGAACTAATCGAAATGTTGGCAAATGAATTAAATAAAGCAAATAAAGAGGGTGGAAAGATTGCTCATTTTCTAGATGAACAAGACAATCCATCTGAAATCACGGATTGGATTAGCACTGGTTCTTCTATTTTAGATTTGGCAATTAGTAATCGTCCACACGGCGGGTTGCCGGTTGGAAAAATGGTAGAATTTAACGGACTTGAAGGTACTGGTAAAAGTTTGTTATCCGCGCACGTTGTTGCCGACACCCAAAAGAAAGGTGGTATTGCTGTAGTAATTGATACAGAAAACTCAGCTGCTCCTGAATTCTGGAAAAGTTTAGGTGTAGACTTGTCTAGGTTATTGTATGTTCAATGTGAAACCGTTGAAGATATTTTTGCCCAGATGGAACGAATGATCGCTATTGTTCGTAAAAGTGACAAGGATCGAATTCTAACAATTATTGTTGATTCCGTAGCAGCGGCATCTACAAAGGTAGAACTTGAAAGTGATCACGGTAAAGATGGTTACGCTACTGGTAAGTCAATTATTATCAGCAAAGCAATGCGTAAAATTACTACTATGATTGGTCGGCAGAAGGTACTTACAGTGTTTACTAATCAGCTACGTCAGAATCTAAAGGCTATGGCGTTTGGCGATCAGTATGTGGTATCAGGTGGTAAAGCACTTGCTTATCACTGTAGTGTTCGTGTTCGTTTAAATAATACAGGTAAACTCAAGAGGGGTGATGAAGTTATTGGTAACGAATGTAAAGCGGTTGTTGTGAAGAATCGTATGGGTCCGCCACAACGTCAAGCAAGTTTTGATATCTATTTTGATAGCGGAATTGCTGACTATGGTAGTTGGATTAAAGTTCTAAAAGATCAAAGTCTGATTAAACAAGGTGGTGCTTATTACACATACAAGAAGAATGATGGATCCGAATGGAAGTTTCAATCCAAAGACTTTGTGACCGTGATGAAAACAGACAAGGAACTGAGTGAAGAAATTTACTTGAAGATTTGTGATGTTGTAATTATGAAGTACAAAGACTTTAATAGTCAGATCATTGATGATGCTGTCGTAGAGTCAGAAGAAACTTCGGTTAGCGAAGAATAATATGAGCGGATTCAGTTCATTTGAAAAGAAGAAACTGTACTCCTTGTTTGAAAACATTAAGGAGGGTGTTGGAAGTGACGGTCTCAAAAAGACTACTAATTCTGACATCCTCCTTGTTGATGGCCTTAATACTTACATTAGAAGTTTTATGGCCATTCCGTCACTTAATGAGGATGGATTACACACAGGTGGTATTGCGGGTTTCTTAAAAAGCATTGGATATGCAATTAAATTGCTTTCTCCTACCCGAGTTATTATTGTATTTGATGGTAAGGGAGGAAGTCAGAAACGTAGAAAGATTTATCCAGCTTACAAAAATGGTAGAAAGACAGATATCAGACTCAATCGTAATTATGAAGAACTGTCTTCATCTGAGATAGAATCTGTAAACTTTAAAAAAGAATTGATTCGTACTGTAAATTATTTAGATACTTTGCCTGTTACTATAATGGCAATTGATCAAATAGAAGCAGACGATACAATTGCTTATTTAGCTACAGAAACTTTTAAGGACAGCAATATAACAATTATGTCTACTGATAAAGACTTTTTACAATTGGCAAATGACAAAGTCAAAATTTGGAGTCCTGTCAAAAAGAGAATATTTGGTTGTAAAGAAATATTAGATGAATATGGAGTTACATGTAGTAACTATATTTTATATAGAGTTATGGAAGGTGATGTCAGTGATAATATTCCAGGACTGGATGGCGTAGGTTTGAAGCGGGTAATTAAATCATTTCCTTTCTTGTCAGAAGAACGTCAATATGATTTGAATGAGATTTATAATTACGCAGAAAATAACAAGGGTAAGTATAAAATATATCAGACCGTGTTAGATAACAAGTTACTACTTGAACGTAATCACACGTTGATGCAGTTAAAAGATACGCAAGTACAGTCATTTACACAGTTACGTATAGAAGAAATAATAAAAACTCCTGTACGTAGAATTGATAAAATGAGTTTTACTAAATTGATTACAGAAGACAAAATGTGGAATAATATCCCCAATTATCACATTTGGTTACAAGAATGTTTTGGCAAATTAAATAGTTTTGTAGAATAAAAACGTCGGTTAATAAAAGTTGAAAACCACAAAATTCAGTGGTATAGTAGAGTTATCTTATGGAAAACAAAAAAGCAATTGATTCATTAACAAAATACGGCCGTGACTTCCAAATCAAGTGTATTTCGTGTTTAATATCTGATCGTTCATTTATTGAACGTATCAATGATATTATCGAAGTAGACTTCTTTGAAAGTGATGCAAATAAATGGGTCGTAAAAGAAAGTATAAAGTATTTTAACGAATATAAAGATCTACCAACTTTAACTGTATTCAAGATTAAAGTTGATGAAGTAAACGATGAACTACTTAAAAGAAGCATCGTGGATAATCTCAAATTAGTTTATCAAAAGGTAAGTGATAACGATTTGAAGTTTGTTAAGGAACAGTTCTTGGAATTCTGTAAAAATCAGAAACTAAAGAATGCTATTATTGAAAGTGCTGATTTATTAGCACTTGGTCAATATGATAAAATTAAGAATGTAGTTGATCACGCGATGAAAGCTGGTATGGAACGTAATATTGGTCACGATTATACCGAAGATGTAGAACAACGAATGAGTGTAATGAGTCGTAATTGCGTTAAAACCAATTGGACTGAAATTGATACCATTATGGACGGAGGATTGGCAGCGGGTGAATTGGGTATTATTACAGCTTGTGCTGGTAGTGGTAAGAGTTGGGTACTATCTAAACTAGGCGTTGAAGCGATGAAACAAGGTAAAAATGTAGTTCATTTTACGCTTGAATTGAATGAAAATTATGTTGGACTACGTTATGATGCTTGTTTTACAGGAATTGATTTCCAGAATATTCGTAATAACGTAGACATCGTGAAGAAGAAGATTGCAGAGGTGCCTGGAAAATTGAAGATTAAATATTTTCCAATTAAAACAGTAAGTGCTTATAGCCTTAAAGCTCATTGTGAACGATTGGCTATACTAGGTACTAAAGTTGATCTGATTATTGTAGATTACGCAGATATTCTACGTCCATCGCAAAGTGAACGTAATAGTAACAGTTATAGTGAAGCTGGTGGTATTTATGAAGAACTACGAGGTGTAGCTGGTGAGTTACAAGTTCCTATTTGGAGTGCTTCACAGAGTAATCGGGCTGCTATGGATGAAGACATTATTCAGGCTAACAACATTGCTGATAGTTATCGTAAGATTATGACCGCTGACTTTGTTCTTAGTCTAAGTCGTAAAGTTAACGATAAACAAGCAAATACTGCACGATTCCACGTAATTAAGAATCGTTTCGGCCCGGATGGTTTGACCTTTCCAAGTAAGATGAATGCTAGTTGTGGTGATATTGAAATTTATGGTGAAAATAGCCGTGAGGGTATGAGTATCTTGAATGAAATGATGGATGGTGAAAATCAAGTCAAAAAGGTTCTAAAATCAAAATGGAATGTTCATAACAATGACGAAGAATAACTCATAGTATGGAGCAGACGAAAAACACATAAAAAAATAATAAAAAAGTTATAGACTAAACGCAAAATGAACTATCTAAACAATAGTTATTTTTTACCCGTATGAATAAAGAAATTTTTATAAAGAAACGAAATGGTATCACTGAGAAGTTTAATGCAGATAAAATCAATAAAATTTTACAATGGGCTACTGAAGATATAAAAGGTGTTGGATTTGAAGAAGTAGCGATGAACGCTCATTTGTCGTTCTTCGATGGTATGACATCAAAAGATATCCACGTGATGTTGATTGAAGCCGCGTCTAATCTAATCACAGAAGATAAACCTAATTATCAATTTGTAGCATCACGTTTATTAAATTATCAATTACGAAAAAATGTTTGGGGTGGTAAAAATCCCCCAAAGTTACACGATTTAGTTAAAACTAATATTGATGCTTTGGTTTATGACTCGGATATTTTAAATTGGTATTCCAAACAAGAATTTGACAAGCTAGATGAGTTTTTACGACATGATCGTGATTTTAATTTCACGTATGCTGGTATCAAACAGTTGTGTGATAAGTACTTGGTCCAAAATAGGGCTACTAAGGTAATTTATGAAAGTCCTCAGTTTGCTTATATGCTTATTGCAATGACTTTCTTTAAAGATTATAAAGAAAACCGACTTGAGTATGTAAAGAAAGCTTATAACTACTTTAGTAAACATAAGATCAATTTACCCACACCAATTATGGCAGGCGTAAGAACTCCAATGAAGAGTTATGCCAGTTGTTCACTGTTCACAGTCGATGATGATCTACGTAGTATTTTCAGCAACAATAGTGCGGTTGGGTTTGCTACAGCTAGTCGTTATGGCATTGGATTGAATTTATCAAGACTACGTGCTACAAACGCTCCAATTCGTAATGGTGAAGTAATGCATACAGGTCCAATTCCATTTGCTAAATCATTTGAAGCTACAGTAAAGAGTTGTCACCAGAATGGCATTCGTGGTGGGAGCGCAACTGTAAATTTCGCTTGGTTCCATTATGATATTCTAGATATTCTTGTATTGAAGAATAATCAAGGTACAGATGATAATCGAGTTCGTAAGTTAGATTATTGCGTGGGTCTTGATAAACTAATTTTTGAACGTTTCTTGAAGAATCAAGACGTTACACTATTTAGTTATCACGAATGCCCTTCACTGTGGAATACATTTGGAATGGAAGGATTCAGAGAAAAATATGAAAAGGCTGAAGCTAACAAGAATCTCAAGTTCAAGAAGAAAGTACCTGCACGTGAATTGATGGGTCTACTTGCTAAAGAGCGTCTTGAAACTGGACGTATTTATACAATGTTCGTGGATCACGCAAATGAACACGGTAGTTGGTTGGATCAAGTGGATACAAGCAATCTTTGCCTTGAAGTGCATCATCCGTTAATTCCTATTTATGACGTTAATGATCAAAAAGGAGAAATTGGAGTCTGTGTATTGGCAGCATTGAATTGGTTAGAAATTAAAGATGATACTGAAATGGAAAATGTATGTGACATCATTGTCAGAATGTTGGACGCTTTGATTGATCACCAAGAATATTTCGTACCAGCAGCAAAGAACTTTGCTACTAAACGTCGTAGTCTTGGTGTGGGTGTAAGTAACTTGGCTGCTCTATTGGCTAAAGAAGGATTGAAGTATTGGGATGAAAAAGCTCCAAATTTCGTATCTAGATGGATGGAAAAGACCAGTTACTATCTAATCAAAGCAAGTGTTGAAATGGCAAAAGAAATTGGTAAGTGTGAAAAGTTTGATCGTACTAAATTTAGTCAAGGTATTCTTCCTATTGATACTTATAAACGGGACATTGATGAATTTATCACTGAACCTTTACATATGGATTGGGAAGCTTTACGTGAAGACATCAAGAAGTATGGTATGAGACATTCTACTCTTACTGCTTGTATGCCTGTAGAATCAAGTAGTGTAATTCAAAGTAGTACCAATGGTATTGAACCCCCCCGTAGTGCTATTAGTTTCAAGGGAAGCAAGAGTAACATTTTGCCTGTGGTGGTTCCAAATATTGATAAGTACAAGGATAATTATACTTTTGCTTTTGATATGCCAAATAATGAAGGATATTTGAAGGTAGCTGCTGCTATTCAAAAGTTCACAGATATGAGTATCAGTACCAACACGTACTATATTCCGTCCCGTTATGAGAAAAACAAAGTGCCTGTAGAGGTTGTTATTAAAGATATTTTGTTGGCATACAAGTATGGATTGAAGAATCTATATTATGCTAATACAGATGATGGTGATAAACAAACAGCCATGGAAACAAAAACGGTTGATGAAAAACCAATAGTACAAGAATCCGATTGTGAAAGCGGAGCTTGCGCTCTATAATAAAAAAATATATATGAAAACTGTACTAAATAAGAAAAACATAGATCAGTTGCGCAACCCAATGTTCTTGGGAGAAGATCTATCACTTCAGCGATATGATAAGATCAAATATCCAAAGTTTTATGATTTGTACGATCAACAACTAAATTTCTTTTGGCGACCCCAAGAAGTTTCGTTGGTGAAGGATATTAGTGATTACAAGAATCTTTCTGCTGAGGAACGATTTGTTTTTGACAGTAATTTAAAGTTTCAAACTATGACTGATAGTATGTTGAGTCGTAGTATTCACGAACTAATGAAGCACGTTACAAATAGTGAATTAGAAATTTGTATGAATGCGTGGAGTTTCTTTGAAACTATTCACAGTAACAGTTATACATACATTCTTAACAATGTTTATCCAGATGCTACCAAGTTCTTTGATAGTGTCTTAGAAGACGAAGAAATTGTGAAACGTGCTAAAGCTATTAGTAAGAAGTATGATGAACTATTAACGCCGTCGGATGATATTAAACAACAATTGTTTGATGCTGTATTGGCAACTCAAATTACTGAAGGGTTGATATTCTATGTATCATTTGCTTGTAGTTTTTACTTTGGATATCGTGGAAAGATGGAGGGTAACAGTAAGATTATTAAATTTATCAGTAGAGATGAAAATCTTCACGTAGCTATTACCCAGAACATTATGAAGAATTGGATAAATAATCCGGAAGAAGGATTCCAAGATATTGTTAAGAAAAATGAAGATAAGATATATGCTGCTTATGAAATGGCGGTAAATGCTGAAAAGGATTGGGCAGATTATCTATTTAGTAAAGGTAGTTTGGTTGGATTGACGGCGGAAAGTTTGAAACATTATATTGAATGGTTGGCTAATAACAGATTAACAAGTATGGGATATAAGAAATTGTATCCAGCTGCTAAGACCAATTTACTATCTGGGTGGTTAGATAGTTACTATGATAGTAAAAAACTTCAAGTAGCCCCCCAAGAAACTGAATTGAGTAGTTATGTTAAAGGAGTTGATAACACGATCAGTGAAGGTGCATTTGACGACTTCAAATTGTAATTGTAAATAATTAAAAAATATAACGAGTACTTTAACGAGTACTCGTTTTTTATTATATTTATATCCATCTCGATCAATTTATATTATGGAATCCATTTTTGTATACCTAGAAAAAATATTAGTAATAAGTGCAGCCGGCGGCGTTTTATTCGGCGCATTCAAATGGGTATTTACATTGAATCGGAATGTAAAAGAAATATTAAAAGAAGTCAAACCCAATTCGGGCACATCGTTAAAAGACCATGTAGATAAGATAAACAAGCAGGTTAGTCACGATAGTAATTTGATTAAGACTATATGCACACGACAAAAATGGATATTAGATAATAGACCGGAACCAATATTTGAATGTGATACCGATGGTAAATGTACGTGGGTAAATGAAAAATATTGTCAATTATTAAAACACGATGTAGATTATTTCTTAGGTAATGGGTGGAAAAATGGTATCTTTAGTGAAGATTTGGAAATGGTTGAAAAAGAATGGGACAGATCTATTAAAGATAAAAGAAGTAGTATTACTATATACAGAATGATTGATAGAGAGGGTACTATATACCACGTTAAAGCAGTAGCTACCAGAAATGATAGTCATGGGTACATTGGGCATATAGAAATATTAGACGATAAAAAAGATTAATAATTGACCATCAAGTACTATTTATATGTATATTAATATGAAGTCTTCTAAAGAATTAGTCAATAAACTGGTAAAAGAAACATTGGAGCAAAAATATACAAATGCTTCGTCTTCTTGGAGTGATTTAATCGACGGATTATCAAAAGAAATTAAGAAGCCTATTGAACTCGATGATGCTGGTAATTACAATGTATGTGATTGTGAACCACATCACATTAGTATTAGACCAATAGTACACGGTATTTGTGATATTCAAGCATTCAGAGACGGAAGTGATAGAACAAAGAAACTTTTTATGAAATTTGAAGATGTTAAGAAATTCGTAAAAGAATACTTAAAATCTGATATTACAAATTATGTAGATAGTGCTTTGGGTAAGGGAGTTGAAAATACCAAAGATAAACAAGGTGGTAAAAAAGCTGATAAACAATCTGAATCTGAAGAAAACGTAGTTAACCCACAAAAAGGATTCAAAATTGTAAAGAATGTTAAGGTCGAGAATATGAACGATCCAAAAGATGATCCTACTCAACCAATGCAAGCTGTTGGAGAATTCGCTAAACAAGGTGATCATAAACCAAAGAAAGCGGAATATAACCCACCTACATTACCAAAACATCTTCAAAAATTGGTTATTAAATATACAAAAGCAGGTAAAGCCAAAAAGAAGTAGTTGACAATTTCTCAAATTTGATATACTATAAAGGTATACCTAAAAAAGGATAAATATGACAAAATTAATTACTATCGCCGCATTGAGTGCAACTCTATCTTCCCAAACATTTGCTGGCGATAGAGAATGGGCTACAGTTGGTAAAGTATTGACCGGAGTTGCAGTAATTCACGTTATTGATAGAATTGTAAATCCCCCAACACAAGTTGTATATGTACAACCACAACCAGTGGTTTATGCACAGCCTGTAGTAGTACATCCTCAACCAGTAGTATATTATCAACCTGCTCCTGTTGTATATGTACATCCCCAACCAGCAGTAGTTGTGTATGGTGGATGGGGTCGTCCAGTATATCACTATCATCATCATTAATAATATTATTTTAATATAACCCAAACCACCGTAACTGGTGGTTTTTTTATTTTTCCAGTTGACTTCTTATATATCCGTGGTAAGATGATTTTACGGTAAGAAAACTTATGAAAAACAAAAACTCGTTTAATCTGGTTACTGGCAAGGACTTCAATATCAAGGCTTATCTTGACACTTGTGTAAATCTACGTCCATCTTCTTTGATTATGGATGATCTCAAGTGGAAGTATATGGTACGTAGTGCTATTCGTGGCAAGAACATTCTGCTTCTTGGTCCAACTGGTTGTGGTAAGACTCTAGCAGCGCAAACTGTTGCTAAGGCTATTGGTCGTGAAGATAACTTCTTCTATTTTAATCTGGGTGCTACACAAGATGCTCGTAGTGCTTTGATTGGCAACACTCACTTTGATAAGAAGACTGGTACTCTATTCAAGGAGTCTAGTTTTATCAAGGCTATTCGTACTCCTAACGCCATCATTCTACTTGACGAAATTTCTCGTAGTCATCACGATGGTGTTAATATTCTAATGACTGTTCTTGATGATCTCCAGCGTTATCTTCGATTGGATGAAAAGGATGATTGTGAAGTTGTTAAGGTTGCAGACGGTGTAACTTTTATCGCTACTGCTAACGTAGGTAATGAATATACCGCTACCCGTGTAATGGATCGTGCTCTACTTTCACGTTTTCCTGTTAAGATTGAAGTGACTCCGCTTGATAAGGACGCTGAATTTTCTCTATTAAAGAATCGGTTTAATATTAACTCTAATGAACAGCTAGACGTTCTAAAGTCTGTTTGTGAAATTGCTGATCATACCCGTAAACAGATTAAGCAGGAAGATAGTAAGCTTACTAATTTTATTCCTACACGTAGTACTGTTGAAATTGCGGAACTAATTGTGGATGGATTTAATTTGCTTGAAATTGCTGAGACGACCATTTATCCTAACTTTACTGAGGATGGTGGTGTTGACAGTGAACGTACATATATTCGTCAGTTGGTACAAAAGTATATTAAGGTAGAATCTAAGGAAAAGTTGTTTAATGATCCATTGAACAATACTACTCAACCTCCTTTTTAATAACATATAGAAAATAAATTATTATGAGCAACTACAGTGATTTCTGGTTAAAGGGTAACAATTACGATTGGGATTGGGAAGATGAACTTGATGCTGCTATTGCGGATGACGCTAATAACACGTTAAACGATGACGTAGAAGACCGTGTTTCGGAAAACACATCTCGACTGATTCGTATGTCTTCCGCTCGTCGTGCTATTTCTAATTATGTTAGCATTCTGACGAACCAGAACATTCCTGTAGTATTTAATGACAGTGCTGTAAATTGTACTGATGGTAAGGTGGTTTATATCAGTAGCGATATTACTAAGAAGGATAATTTTGACGTGGCTGTTGGACTAGCCTTACACGAAGGCAGTCACGTTAAATATTCTGATTTTGAAATGTTTAAGACAGTATGGATGAATGTTCCCCGTGACATTTATAATTACACTGAAAAGTTGAATATTTCAAAAGATATTGTTGGTAAGACCAGTCAACAGATTCTAAATTATGTAGAAGATCGTTATATTGATTATACTGTACATAATAGCGCGCCTGGTTATCGTGGTTACTACGATGCTTTGTATGATGAATACTTTAATAATAAAGTAATTTCAGATGCCTTGAAAAGCAATCTATATCGTACACCTAGTATCGATTCATATATGTTTCGTATTATTAATCTTACGAATCCTGATACAAGCTTGAAATCATTGCCTGGTTTGTATGACATTGCTTGTGAATTGAATTTGTCAAATATCTGTCGTCTGACAACTCCAAAAGATCGTCTAGACATAGCGTATAAGATTTCCGAAATTGTATTTAAGAATATTACTGAACACAAAACTGATAATGCACAGTCACAACCAACGGATGGAAATGGTGATGGAGATGGCGATTCATCCGCCGTTGAAGATGATTCATCGAACCCAACTATATTGGGTACTGCTAGTGATGTACTTGGTGGTATGGAGTCTACTGTTACAACTGACAGTAGCGATGTAACTTCCAATATTGGATCTGATTCAAATATTAGTAAGTCTAAACAAACTAAGATTGCTAAATCATTTGATAAACAGAAAGACTTTCTGGCTGGTAAAATCAAAAAGAAAAAGGTTTCTAGACGTGAAAAGACATTGCTTGATGTACTAGAAAAGAGTAAAATTGATCTAGTACCTGTTGCAAGTGATGTTCTTAAGAACAACGGAATTGTTGGTAACGTTGAATGTATTCTTGTAAAGAATATGACAAAAGAATTGATCCTCTCAGATGAATTTCCAATGTCTATTGCAAAAGATGACATTGGAGCTCGTACTATGTTACAGAAGAACGTGGATGACGGCATTGTGTTAGGAGCTAAGTTAGGCCGCCGTCTTCAAATTCGTAATGAAATTAACGTTGATAAGTTTACCCGTCGTAATATTGGTAAGATTGATAAACGTTTGATGCATGAACTCGGATTTGAAACCGATAGCAATATCTTTTATAATACATTTGTCACCAAATATAAGAAAATTAACTTTCATATCAGTGTAGATGCTAGTGCTAGTATGCAAGGCAAAAAGTGGAATCGTACAATTAAACTATGTGTTGCACTAGCAAAGGCTACGTCTATGATTGACAATGTGGATCTGACGATTAGTTTTCGTACATCGATGGGTAACAGTCCATACATTGTAGTCGCGTATGATTCTAAGGTTGATAAATTTAGTAAGATAAAGAATATGTTCTCATATCTTTTGCCAACACATACAACTCCAGAAGGATTATGTTTTGAAGCATTGTTACGATATTTGCCTAAAGCTAGTAACAACACAAACAGTTATTTTGTTAATATTAGTGATGGTGAACCGTGTTTCAACTACCATAGTACAGGAGGTATTGGGTTTTCATATAATGGCGCAACTGCTTTGAATCACACTCGTACACAAGTAAATAAAATACGGGAGACTGGATATAACATCATTTCGTATTTTGTAACGGAATATGATGGATTTGGAGCCGAAACGTTACGTGCTAATTTCAGAACAATGTATGGTGTAGACTCTAATTTTATTAACGTCGAGAATCTAAATCAGATTGTTAAGACTATTAATAAAAAGATGATGGATTCTATTGACATATAATATAAAGATGATATAATATATTAACGGTTAGATTTATAACAACATAAACAAGAAAGGATAAAGTATGAAAAAGACAGATCGTAAGAATAAGACAAATCAAACAGTAAAATATCCAAGTTGTATTTTTACAATTAAGGAACTAAATGATATTAACACTGATATCGTAACTATTAGTTTACGAGACAAGGTTAAGAAAGCAATTAATCGAGGTGAACTAAATGTAATTGGCGTTTTACCTAACGGAAAAGGTCGTCCAACTTTGGTACACGTATTTGGACCGATTACCAAATCGGTTATTGATGAAGCTAAGAACAAAGGAGTACATTTAAATCGTGAGCTATTGGTTGAAATGGTGAACATCAATTCATCTTCCAACAAGGAGTCGATTGTTATAGTCAATGTTGATACAACAAAGAACAATTCTGTTAATGTTTAAAGAAAAATCAATATAATAGATGTGCCGTATATCTTTGATTTGATATACGGTGTTTCTATTTATACCATATTATGGCAAAAAAAAGAGATAAAATACTACTATATTTAGATAACAAAGGAAAAAACTTCTTGGTATATGAGGAAAAAGATTTACTGGATCTTAAATTGCCTGTAGAGTATATTGATAATGGTACTAATTTGTATTTGGATACTTTAAAAGAAAAGTGGGAAATAAAAGAAGTCAAGTCATCTAAAAACGAATTGACGTTAAAATTTAAAATGATTTTAAGAAAAACAGAATAATATGGATACGTTACAAGAATACTTTGGAATTGAATCGTTTGACTTTGAAGGAAATAAACGAAAGTTGGTTGATAATCTTAATTTGTTGAAGTCTATGTCTGTTGAAGAGCAGACCTTTTACAAAAAGTGGATGGAAATACAAACGTGTGAAAGTTTCTCAAATAAGGCTAATATGATTAAAGCCAAAATTTGGACACCCACCGATATTAACGATGAATCTTTAACTATTAAAGAAATTGAAAGTATAAATCCAAAATTGGTTTATGTTGAATCAAAACAACAAAATGAAGATTGGACAATTCTTCGTATTTTTGGTCATACAATGACTTTTGATCAAACGCCTGGTAGATTTATTAAATTTCTTGTAACCGATGGAGATATTGATAACCCAAAGTATATTGGTTGTATCAGTGTTTCTAGTGATGTAATTGCTATTACTGACCGTGACAATTATTTAGGATGGACTACATCTGATAAGATGGAAAAGAAACGATTGGCATATAGCGCAATTGGCAGTTGTATTATGAGTACTCAGCCAATTGGTTATAATTTTCTAGGTGGTAAATTAATAGCCGCTATGATTACTACGTCAACAGTACGTGATCTTTGGAAACAATTATACGATCAAACTCTTGTGGGTATGACAACTACAAGTTTATATGGTAGTTACAGTATGTATAATAGTTTAAAATGGTGGCACAAATGTGGATCTAGTGCTGGTAAAATTTCAATTAAACCAGATGATGGTATTTATGAAACTTGGCACAATTGGTTAAAAGATATTGATGTAACTGCTTATGATAAAGCACTTACTCAAAAAGAAGGAGTGAGTGGACCTGTAACTGGAGCTAAATCTCGTATTCTCGGTATGATATTTAGTAAATGTGGAATAAAACAATCCAACTATCAACACGGATATGAACGAGGTGTATATTATAGTTGTTTTTATGAAAATACCAAAGAGTTTTTGCAAAGTAAAATTGATGTTGATCAATTGAAGATGAAAGACCTCTTTAAACGTGATATGCAAGGTATAATTGAGTGGTGGCGACCAAAGGCTGTAGACCGATATAAAAAGCTAAAGAGTGAATCAAATTTAAAGAATACGGTACATTTCTATAACCAAATGTTTGGTATGTCGTATCAAGAAGCTAAAGACATGTATTTTAAAGAAGTGGGTAGGTAGAAATATTATAATATAAATTACTTATTATAGATACTATTTATATTTATAAGAGTAATTTATGGCGAATACCCCAATTAATGCAATGACCGCTACATTCGGGTCTGGTGATCAGACTGCGATAAAAATGAATGTATCGGACGCAGGACCGTCGAATAATAGCAGTAAACTGATAGATTTACAAGTTGGAGCCGTCACAAAATTTAAAGTCTCAAAAAGAGGTGAAGTACTTGCTACAAATTATACAGGCAGTTTTAGTGGCAGTACTTTTATTAAAAATCAATCAAGTACTACAGGTACCAAATATTTGTTATTTTCAGACGGAAGTGGACAAAGAACTATAGGTTATGACACTTCATTAAATTATGACGCTTCTTCAAACACTTTAAACACTAATGGTAGCATTAATGCAGACGGTGATATAGACAGTACAAATCTTTCGCCGCTTTTATTATCTAGTCCCACTACAATAGGTTTTGGTAGTTCAGCTACCACAATTCAAATAGGATCGCCTTCAGTAGGCGGTTATACACGATTTAATTCAAAACAAGTCAGAGGTAATTTTACAGGATCGTTTACTGGTAGCTTTAGTGGTAGCAAAGGCAATTTTACTAAAATAAGCGGTAGTAATGTTAAAATAACCGGAAGAGTAACAGCCAATTCATTTACTGGAAGTATTAGTGGTGGATATGCTGCTTTTACTAATATACGTACTGGCACATTTACCGCCAATTCATTTACTGGAAGTATCAGTGGTAGTAGAGCTAAATTTACACAAATAACCGGTAGTGGCGTCAAAATAACTGGCAGATTTACCGCCAATTCATTTACCGGAAGTATTAGTGGTGGATATGCTGCTTTTACTAATATTAGTGGCGGACATGCATCTATTACACAAATAACCGGTAGTGGCGGCAAAATAACTGGTAGATTTACCGCCAATTCATTTACCGGAAGTATTAGTGGCGGATATGCCGCTTTTACTAATATTAGCGGTGGACATGCATCTATTACTAATATTAGTGGCGGATACGCATCTATTACAGAAATAACCGGTAGTAGTGGTAGAATTGAAAATAATTTGGTTATAGAAGGATCGCTGCAACTGCACAGTGCTATTACAGGATCAAATAATATGTTTATAAGTGGTGCTGGCAGTCCAATCGCTGGTTATGTGGGAATTATGATAGGTGGCGTAAAATATAAGATGCCACTATATCCTTGGACTTAAAGCTTGACTTATTATAAATTTGTTGGTAAGATGACTGCAATGAAAAAATCATTGTGTTGCATTTCTCTACAACTTCAAGAAAAAGGATTCAAAGCTAATACTATGACCAAGACTAGGTTCTTGTCATTGGAACGAAAAAGCGCTTTATCTACTATTTCTCAACGAACACTGAACAATGTAAATGTTGCGGTAAACACTTTTTCTTTGTGTGTGACTAAAGGATGGAACTATCGAATCAGCAGTGATTTATTTCCATTGGCTACTTTACCAGAAGCAAATCTATCACTTGATATTCTTACTGACAAAGATCGTATTTATAATGAGTTCAAACGTGGTGCAGAAATCATTAAAAAAAATAATCTTCGATGTAGTACACATCCTGACCAATTTGTTGTGCCTGCGAGTGCTACAAAAACTGTTGTAGAAAAGTCCATTGTGGAACTAAAAAATCATGCATCTATTATGGATTTGTTTGGTTTGCCACAAACATATGAGTCTCCCATTAACATTCATATGAATATTTATAAAGGGTGTACTAAAGAAATTGCTAAACGGTTTGTTGATGTATACAATGATTTACCTGTTAATGTAAAGTCTCGATTGGTACTTGAGAATGAAGACAAGCCAAATAGTTGGAAGGTAGAAGAGCTGTATGAATTAATTCATTCAAACACTGGCATTCCTATCACGTATGACAATCTTCATTTTCGTTGTAACCCAGGTAAATTATCCGCTAAAGAAGCGGTAAAGTTGTGTATGTCCACGTGGGGTAAGTATCGTCCATTGTTTCATTTTAGCGACAATGATTTGACCAATAAAAATCCACGAGCACACGGCGATTACGTTCGTGTAATTCCAAATGAGTATATTGATCTTGATGTGGATTTTGAATTCGAATTCAAAGCAAAGGACTATGCTCTTGATCGATTCGAAAAAGAATTTGAAAAATAATTAAAAAGTTGTTGACAGTTTGAACAATGGGTGGTAAGATAAATTTAAGTTAGTGAAGAATCTAACGAAACAAAAAAAACAAATAAAAAAAGAAAGTATTAAAAATAATATGTATACTCGTACAAATGCTCGTAATAAGACTAACTTCGTAGGCCATAACACCGCTGGTGTTGAGATTTACCTCTCTACTCCTCTAGCGAAGGCCAAGAAGGCTTCACGCTTGACACTACGTAGTGGTAAGACCCGCGTTGACCTAGATGGTCGCCAGATTAAGGCACTACGTGAAGTCTTGAATGCTGGTTATAGTGCCGTCGGTACGGTCATTGACCACGCTGTACCGGCACAGTCAACTCAAGCTAAGACTAACAGTGTTAAGGATGTGCGTACAGCAATTGCTGGCCGCAAGTCCACTGTTTGTCGTAAGGCTTAATTGAAATAAATGTTAACTCATATACGTAGATAGTTATACGCATATGAGTTATATTTTCAATAATCAAACAATGATGTGGCTACTACTAATAATAGTAGCCATTTTTACTTTTGCAAACTTTTATTTGTTCATCAGATTGCTTAGACATTTTGATGATCACCAAATTCTAACCGTAGACGCATTAGAGTTACTCAACATTAAAAATAATAAAATATCAAAAGACATTGAAATATTGAATAAACGTAGTAGAATATTAAATAATGAAAGCAAAGAACACATCCGAAAACAAAGTTAAAGTTCGTGGTTTATTTGATCATATAAATCACATTCGTGAGGTAAAGAAAAAAGACTATTATAAATGTTTATCGGAAGAAGAAAAGAAGTCTTTTAACAAATATATGATAATCAGATTTCTTAGTATGGATGTTGACATCATAGAAGAAATATCATTTGTTTCAAAGTATTTTCAAAATATACCAGATGAACAATTTTATCAAGTGTTGATCGATTTGGTACCCAAAGGAAGAAAGTTCTGCAAGTATATTAAAAATAGTACGGAGGGGATCAATGAAACAATTTTAGATTGTATTTGTAAGAAATATAAAATTGGAAATCGTGACGCTATAGATTACTATAACATATATACGTCAAGTGATGTTAATTTAAAAGAATTGTGTGAACTAATTCAAGGATTTGGATATAGTGAGAAAGAAGTAGAAAAGTTATTTAAATAATATGAAAATTATAGGTGTATCTGGTTTTGCTCGTAGTGGCAAGGATTTGTTTGCTAGAGTTGCTCAAAACGTTTTGGAAAAACAAGGATCTAAAATTGAAAAGTATGCATTGGCATATGAGTTAAAAAACGATCTAAAAGACCTTATCCATAATAAAGTTGGAATTGATGTTTTTACAGAGAACACCGAAGAAAAGAATATTATTAGACCGCTATTAGTTGCTTATGGTGACGTAATGCGAAAAGTATCAATGGGTAAATATTGGACAAACAAGATTGAACAAAAGATCAAACAGTCCAATGCTGATGTAATTTTTATTACAGATATCAGATATGATGTATATGCAGAAGATGAATGTACTTGGTTACAAAATAAACAAGGTGGGAAATTAGTGCATATTACAAAGTTTAAACAGGAACCAATGCCTTCAGGCAGACGGTTCAGTAAAAACAAAATTGTTAAGATTTATAATTCCGCTGCAAATGATCATGAAATGTTAAATGACCCAAAAGTAAAATCAAAAGCTGACTGTGCTTTTGAATGGGAAGATTATAGTGATAAATTAAACGGATGTCTACTAGACGATCATCCATATATTACAGCAAAAGTTATTGAATCATTAAAGATTATTAACGCAATTTAAGTTTTGTAATTAAATTATGACCATTATGATAGAATATAATTTCTTCATCTGTGGTCTTTGTACGAAAATAGTCAACCAATGACGGTACAACTGTGCTGACTAAATTAACATAGATTTTATCACACTCGTCGTGTTTTATTGATTTTCTTTGCTTCTGACACGAACAGATCTTATCAAACGTTTGTATACAATTTGTTAGTGTAGCAAATGCGCCAATATTATCTTTTGATACAAAATTATTAAATGCTACGTAACTTCCTATAATCATAACAATTTATTTATTGATAAATACAATAACAGACTGCAAATATAGTTAACTGGCATAATCATAATTATATAACGCAGTGGATAATTCAGTGTGTATAACAATACAACAATGCTAAATAAAGTTGTCCAAAAACATAAACAAATAACACAGCTTAATAATTTGGTAACATAGCCAGGATACTCTGAATATAAAAAGTTTGGATATGTACCCATTGGATCAACACTACTTTTATACAATTGATATTCGTCCAATTTAAATAAACGCCGTGTGTTTGTTAATTTAGCAATCGTTTGTACTATATCGCTATTTAACCAAATAACCATAAAAAATGTTATTCCGAATATAATTGGTATATTGTAGTCTGTTAAGTTCATTTTATAAGATCGTAAATATAGTTACCTAAAATTTGAAAAAATATATTGTATATAAATATAAATGATATTATTATGAATAATTCAAATTTATCTAATTTGCCATTTTGATTAATATCAAAATATTTTATAAATAAACTTTTCCAAAGATCAAGTAGTTTTTTCATAACAATTTTTTATTATACCATTCGTCTTTTATTTCTATCAATTGTTTGTTATAAGTATTTAACTTATTAATGCTAAGTTTGAATATATCATATTCAAGTGTGCCTACTTGACCACTATCTTCTAACATTAATTGAATCATATTAAAGAATTCAAAGCTATCATTGGATATTTTAGTTGCATCAAATTCGATAATAACATCGTTCAACTTTTGATCTTCATATCTCTTTAATTTTTTGGTTAGATTAAACTTTGTATTTTTTTGTTCAGCGTTAATGTAACGGTCATATGGTACATCTGTATAGATTGTGTCACACCAAGGTTCCAAAAGTGCTAGTTTATATTCATCACAGTTACGTACAACGAAACCTACATCATAACGGTTAGGTACAATTGGCTTCATAACATCATTGTGTTTAACAAAATGTCCCCATTTACGAATGAAGTTTCTAGCACTGCGGTTGTTTTGAGCTAACCATTCGTCACTTTCTTTTCCAACTGTAGTCAATGTAGGATTATATCTACTACCTCTACACGTCATATGATATACGCAACCTTCCCACGTTTGTATAAATTTATATCCGTTTAATAAGAATCTATTGAAGATATCACTGTCTTCTTTGCTTTGTGGTGCGTATAGATCATCGTGACCACCAATAGATTGGAAATCACTCTTATAAATGGCCCATGGCGCAAAGATTCCTTCTGTGGTTTTGTCTTTTCTTGTCAGACGAGTATCATTGAACCATTTCAATAAACCAGCTTCATTAAACTCTTCTGTCTCTGTGCCAAAGGCTTGTACAATTTTTTCTGGTCCTGGCGGATGTAGAGGTGGTTCGATGCGGGTAAGACTAACAATGGTACCTGGTTGAATATACTTTTCTATATATTTATCGAAGTTGGGACACGCATACATATCGGCGTGATAGATCATTACCACATCGTTAGTAGCTACTTCGTTTATAAGACGGTCATATAGAATTGTATGACCCAATCTGGTTGGACCTTCGTTGCGGATAAATTTGAAGTGTGGATCTTTTTCCGACGTTTCTTTGCACCATTCCAATGTACCGTCATTACTGAAGTCGTCCGCAACACAGATTTCATGTTCTTTGTGACTTAAATTTTTACGAATAGCTTCGTAACTCCATTTAAGATATTTTAGGTTGTTTCTGCTTGGTTGAATAAAACTAATTTTCATATTTAAAACTGTATTTTTACTTGTTCCATCAATTGACTATAATCGTGAACTCCTGTTTTTACAACACTATTGTCTATTACAGGAATGATGTTAGCATTTGAAAGCTTACGAAAATAACTATTAGGTCCAAAGTAATTAGGGCGTAATTCTTTTCCCTTATGTATATAACTAAGAACTGTGCCTCCAAAAAGTGATGATAATATTGAGTTTCCGCCACAAACTGTAACAAATCTACTACAATTTGCCATTATTTTTAATTGTGTTTCATTGTAATTATACTTTGATTCTTTAACCAAATCATCTATCAATATCACATTGTCAAAATACTTACATAATTCAAAATCCGTTATAACGCCTATACCTTCTACGTTGGCTTTAATATCGTGATATCCTAATTGTAATGAATTATACTCATTTTGATCTATAGTAAATTCTTTTTCTTTATTAGTAGCTCGTTTGTATATTACAGTGTATCCCTTTTCTTTAAAATAATCAAACATTTCATACAAACATGGAATATTAAAATAACCCAATGGAATTTCATTGTGTTCCATATTATATTTGTTGGTGATAAATACTACGGGTTTATCAAATTTATATTCATCATTTTGATAATATTCTTTGAATGGCGGACAAATCCATTTACTAAAATCCAATACACCATTAACCTGTTCTTGTTCATCGGCAGTCAAATGATGATATTCTTTGCCTGTTATTGATAATGCGTTATGATGTATCCAATTGTTTGGTACTCCGACCAAAGCAGCGTCGTTATCTACTGTCCTAGATAAAAATTCTTCTTTTACATTATTACAAAAGAAATAATATGGTTTCATTCCTTTGCTAGTAACCACACCATCCAATTGATTGTTTTGATGTAACCAATATGCAAATGGTATTGCTAATGCAAGTTCGATGCCAAATTCAGGATTCACTTTGAGTATCATAATTAATTTACCATTTTAAGTATTTTAAATGATTCTGCATATTTACATTGAGCCTGTATACCCCTAAATCTCGCTAATATTTCCAAATTAGATTTTACATTTAATCCAACTTTTTCATATTTTGAAATTTGACTTTTATGACACATAGATGCTTCGATTTTTTTATCAAATGAGTTATCTATATTTTCATAATAATTAATGTCCATTTGATTTTCTGTCATTCTGGAAATTGGTATTTGTTCATAACAAAACACATTAGGAATATATCGTGCAGCTGCCATTGTGGTTCTGAATGTGGAAATGTGATCTTGATTTGCATCTCCTGCCCAATGTGTATAAATTGTATCTATTTTATGTTTTTTGATCAAGCTCTCAAGCTTACTCACTGAATCAAAACTAAATGGTATGTGTAGATCTTTAAATGGTAAGAATTCTACATCGTCACATTGCAATACTGTAGCAGCATTAATAGTTTCCAATCTATTTTCTTCAGCTGTTCTCAATAATATTCCATTGGTACCGTCTACAGATTCTGTATTGGTCATACATACATATACCACATAATCGCCTTTTAATTTGTGGTTATATAGTGTTCCACCACAGCCAAATTCAATATCATCAGGATGAGCGCCTATTGCCATTACACGTTTCATATTAATTTAAAATTATATTTTTACTATTTGTTCCTTCGTTAAACAATAAATCTAGTATACACATATACGGTTTAAAGTCACCATATAATTGTGTGTATTTAGGGTGGGTATAATGTTGCCATACCAATTCTATATTATTGTCTTTAAATTCTTGTTCGTTGATATATCGCATTGAGCCTGGTCCAGTACCAGAAATGTATTTTGTAGCATTTAATTTTTTCAACAAATACATTATACGATCACCACCAGAAACTTCATTGGGACATATTTCAGAACAAAATACAACCTGTGTTTTGATATCCATCACATTTAAAAAATATTTAATTAAAGCACTATTTAATTCTGACAACGTTTTGTAGTTAACTTTAAGAATTGATTCTAAATCGCCATAATAAACATTGAAGTATTTTGACTTTCTGTAGAAGTTTTTTATTAAGTTTAAATGATTATCACTCCAACCGTTGTAATTAATTTCAATTTCATTAAACGATTTCAATTCACTTTTTCCATTTAATGGAACTGTTAACCATTTAGGTTCTCCGTCTGTCTTAATTAAATTTCTGTGTCCAAAATGTTGTTTTCCTCTGGGAAATTGAACATTGTCAAAAATAACAAATACATCACTTCTGGCTATTTTATCAAAAAATCCCATCCACGGTAAATAATTTGGCTGATGAATACTTACAATCATACAAATTTATTAATTACATCCGCAACATAATCAACTTGATCCATAGTCATTTCTACGTACATAGGAATGGATAAATGTCTAGATAAAAGTCCATCGGCTAATTCATATGTTTGATTTACAGTGTATGGTTCAAACACCTTTTGTTGATGACAAGCTGGCCAATAAGCATTTGCTGTGGGTATGTTATATTCTAAGAATAGTTTTTTACAAATTTCTGATCTTTCATTTAAAGTTGTAGACCTTGGTAATTCTATAATATAGTGCCACCAAGTATTGGTTATATTATCTGGAACGTCTATAAATTTAATCTTTGGATTTGTAATTTTTTCTTTGTATCTTTTTGCTATAACATTTCGTTTTTCTACAAATTCATTAACCCGTTTCAATTGACTGATACCAAGTGCTGCAACCATTTCTGTCATTTTATAGTTGGATGATATAAATTCACAACTTACACCAAAATCTACACCATTTACTGGTGTTGGATTTCTGACAGCGCCGTGATTTCTCAATGTCTTACAAGTTTCTGCAAATTTTTCATCATTGGTAGTGATTATTCCACCTTCACCTGTGGTTATAATTTTTGTAGCAAATAATGAAAAACAACCAGCGTATCCTAAGTTTCCAGCGTGAATATTATCAATAGTAGCTCCTAATGCGTGAGAAGCATCTTCAAACAATAAAAGACCGTGTTTATCACATAATTTTTTAATATTGTAATAGTCAGGCGTGATATATCCTGCCATATGAACCAACATTACACCGGCTACATCTTTGTCTAAACTTCTTTCGATTATATCTGCACTCAGACAATGAGTGTTTTCATCTATATCTACAATTACGGGTATATTGTTGGATCGAACAATTGCACTTACACTTGCTATAAACGTTTGGGTTGGGACAATAATCTTTTTACCAACTAAACCAGATGCTCTTAGAGCTACTTCCAAACACGTTCCGCCAGAACAAGTTGCAACTGCATATTTTGTTCCACAATATTTAGCGAATAAATTTTCAAATTCAGCTACATACTTTGATTGAACTAATGACTCTGTATTTAAAATATCCGCAATTCTATCCAATATTTCTTTGTGGTCTTCTTTGGGGATATAAGGTTTTGTTCTTGACAATTTATTCATAACGTATTTTTAATATAATCGAAAAATCCAGGTAGATTTTGTTTGGTGCTACTAAACTTTCTTCCTAATTTTAAAGGAGATAACAATAGATGTTCATCGATAAATGGAGAACTAGTACCATTTTTAATGACATTTGCTTTTTTATTTAAAAACATACTTATTTCTTCAATTAGAGTTTTGGCACTATAAACATCTTCATTTACAATATTATAACTGTCTTTAATATTATATTTATTAGTAGTAGACATATCCACTAGTGTATTAACAATATCATTAACCCATATAAAACTCAATAATTTATTTCCATCACCGGCAACTTCTACTGGTCTATTATTGATTATATTTCTGATATAGTAACTTATTCTGGGTCTTGGACAATCGTGGCCAACAATGTAGGGCGGTCTAATAATCATATAGTTAGTATCTATTTGTTTAACTATATTCTCACAGTCCGCCTTTTCAACACCATATTCGCCAAATCCAGATAAACCACCAATAGGCATATCTTCGTTATACGACAAACAATTTGCATCTTTATACGCAGCTGCGCTACTGATAAAGATATATTTTTGATTAGGTTTTAACCAATTTTTAAGATGTTGTGCTTGAGTTGGTTTGAAAAGGCAGAAATCCAAAATAACATTATAATCATTTTCAATTGTCAATGGTTCATTACGATCCCATTTGATTACTTTAACTTTATCAGGACCAGTTCCAGATCTATTGAGTACACTCACACTTGCCAATTTACTTAACTCATATGCGACTTTTTTACCAACAAATCTATTTCCACCTATAACCAATATTTTCATTAGATGAGTTGTTTAATTTCTTCAATGGTATACTGTTCAACTTCGTTACTGTATAGACCATTTTCAAGAATTTTTTCGTGTTTATTTTCCCCCGCTTGCAATCCAATAACTTTAACATTTGGTCGGATGCCAACTGGTGCATACTTTTGAATAAGTGCTTCCAATAGATTTCCTATGCTCATTCCCTTCATAGTTGGAACATACGGAGAAGAATCTGTGCAGTTTTCCAAACAGTTATAAATCAAATCAATTGCTTGATCAACCGTCCAAAAGAATCTAGTAGCTTCAGGTTCAGTGACAATTAAATCTTTACCTTCGCTGATCAAATCTCGCCATTTGCATAAAACGGATCCTGTTGAATATAATACGTTACCATATCGAACTATACGATAATCTGTATTTGCATTGAGTTGTTCAAACTGTTTAAACAATCGTTCCATCAATAGTTTAGAAGCACCATATACACCAGACACTTGCGCAGCTTTGTCGGTGCTAATACCAATTACGAATTCCAATTCGTGGTTAAGAGATTCTTCCAAAATGTACAACGATCCTAGTGTATTTGATTTGATACATTCACGTACTTGTTTTTCCGCAATGCCAATGTGTTTTGATGCGGCTAAATGAAATACTCCGTTAACACCTTTCATAGCTTGACGCACCTCAAATGGATCCGAAACATCACCCGTCAATATTTCAATAGAAGGAAAAGATTGTTTTAGGTCGATTAATTTACCTTCATTTCTGGATAAAACACGGACCTTTGCGCCATCGTTTAAAAGGCGTTTAACAAGTGGTTTGCCTAAAAACCCACTGCCGCCTGTAACTAAAAATGTTTTGTTTGTGAAGTTATATTTTCTCATAGTTTATTATAACTACTATAGAATTCACTATGAAATTTTTTTTAATTGTTAGATTTTATAACTCCTGTTTTGTCGTCATCATCCAAAATAAAAGCTGGTCTACCAACCTTCGCAGATACTTTTTTGATCAACTCCATCTCAGCCTGTCTATTTAGATCGTGAAATACCATATGAGCGTCGGTATTAAATAAATTTAAATGCGTATAAAATCCACCTCTACCATAGTTGCCATTTGGTCCGTCTACAATGATTAGATCGTATTTGGGTACCAATTTTAATACACTGGATAGTTTATCTGGATCATACCAAGCAACTTGTTTTTCATAAAATGGAAGACACGATATATCTTCTGGAGTTTTAAAATCAGTATCATTGTATTGTTTTAATGACACGTGATATGCATTGGGATGATTCAACCAATCCATATTATGTTCAATTGAGTATACGTTATACCAATTTAATAACAACTTGGTGGTAACCCCACATCCAAATTCTAAAATGGAAGAACCTTGGGGTAATAAAGATCTTATTAAATCTACCGCCTTTTCTCCAATTGATCCTTTGATTAATGTTGGATATTTTTGACTAATTTGTATCATATATTTTATTAAATGTAGCTTCCATCCAATACATAGTTTTGGAATTATCGCCGTTATTTGGTATAGCATTAAAATGAAATATATAACCCATATCCAAGTATGGCATATTTTCATTTAGTGCTTCTCTACGATGTAAATCTTGCATATTATATTCATATGGCAAGAATTTCATATCGATGTTTTCAATCTGACACATAAAGTTCAATACCGGTTGATCGGTACCTGTAAAAAATGTCTCTTGCATCTTTATCAAATTGTCTTTATTTGAAAAATAAAAATCTTTAACTTTGTTGAAAAAGTCTTTGTGATTTTTATTTAAAATTAATACCCCAGAATTAAAGTACTTGGTTATATCGAATTCATAATTATTGAAGATGTATTTTTTATAATTTTCAACACTTCTAAATAACCAATCGTAAGATCCTATATTATTGACCACACAAAATTTGTCTTCTGCGATATCAAAGAGATTGGGTGCATTTGGATGAACAATAGTATCAGCGTCCACGATTAAAATTTTATCTACCTCAATGTTTGATTGTTCTAACAAATCAAAGATAAAGACTTTATGCCAATTGGGTCGTAAGTCTTCATATGGAAGAATTGGTTCTTCCAATACAACCAATTTAGCATTGTGCTTGTTACAATATCGTCTCCAAGATTCAATTCCAAATTTATATGGAACTGTTCTACCGGGTTTTTTATCAGTAGCAATGTTAATTATATAGACTACATTCATACGTAAAGATGTTTTGTTTGATCCCAAATGTTTAACATTAATGAACTTCTTTCTTCTATAGAACAACCTGTGAAATGCCAGATATAAGAGTATTTTATGAAAAAAGGCGTTTCGTCTTCTTTCAATTGCCAGTTATGTTGTAACCAGTCGTTTTTAATTAACCGCATTGTATTGAATCTAAAATCAAGGTATTTTTTATTAATATTTTCTTTTTTAAGATATAAATTTAATATCGTTTGTTCTTTTCCTGTGTGTGGAACGTTCCAATTATCAAATGTAGATTTATTTCTCGTATAAAAATCTTTGAGTTTATTGAAAAATTCTTTATGTGATTTATTGAAGAATAAAACGCCGCCGTTGATATATTCTGATAATTTAATTTCCACATCTTTTAACTCGGAAAAACTAGATTTGAATGCTCTTAGACTATTATCTATCCAGAATAAATTTTCATTTTCTAATACTCCACAAAATTCATCTTCATACAAATCGAAGAAATTTGGTGCATTCCAATGTACCAATGTATCAAAATCTACCAATGCTATTTTTTCATATTTGTCACCTATAAAGTCAAAAACGAACTCTTTGTGCCATACGCAGAATTTTACATCTGGTAATTTTTTATCTATGACAATAAAATCAATATTGTTTTTTTTGCAATAAGCTTGCCAGCACTGTTTTGATACATTGAAATATTTCTGATGATCAAACTTAGACCCTTCATCTTGAATTGCTACCATTACTATACAATTTTTATTCATTCAATTTCAACATTTTTTCGTTGCTTGTAATTGCTGCTTTTAGCACAGACAAATCCATACCAACTTTATCGCCTAATTTTACAAGAGCTTTAGTATCTTTTGGAAAACATTTTCCGCCAAATCCACGTTCACCTGTGAACACAGCTGTATGAGATTTTGTTGTGCGGGGATCCAATAACCACATATCTCTAACTTCGTAATAATTTGTACCTAGTTTTTCACATAAATCGTACATTTCATTACAAAAAGCAACTTTCAAAGCTAAATGAGTATTTACCATATACTTTGTTAATTCTGCGTTTATTGGATCGGTAACTCTATAGGTTTTGCTTGGACCAGTAATCGGTGTATAAATTTCAATGATTTTATAACAAAGCTCTTTTTTACCACCAAAAATAAAGAACGGTGTTTGTTTAACATCATTCGTGAAAGATTCAGGAGTCCAGTGTTTGGATTCACCGGCAAATTCAGGACTAAACACAATATTCTTTTTAAATTTCTCAATCAATCTATCAGTGGTACCAACCTCAACTGTTGATTTTAAAAGAATCAGAGGAGTTTGAATCCAGCTTATACTTTCTTCAACAATTGTTGTATTACAACTACCGTCTTCATTTTCTGGCGTAGGAACGCAAACTACTGCTAAATCACACTTATTGATGTCCTCTTTAGTGTTTGATGAATCATATGCCGGATCATATATAAAAACCTCGTAGTGATTCTTAAAAAAATTGTAGAATGCTTTACCTACATATCCATTACCAACAATTCCTATCTTAGTTTTTAATTTGCTCATAAATTCTATTCCAATCACTCAACCATTTTTCTTCTGTATAATATATTTGATATAAATCCTTAGATGATGTTGAACAGTGATTATAAAAAGATTTATCGTCTCTCAATTTAATTGCCAATTCGTTTGCTTTTTCAATGTCACCTATATTAACACTCAAGTCAGGATGTAAAGTTTCTTGTGTATCTAATCCTTTATATCCGATACAAGGTATACCCAGATAAGCACAATTAAGAGCGAATGTACCCGCCGCATGCGTACGCATTAAGTGTACGCCCACATTAAAATTGGCAAGTGTTTTAATCCACTCATTCCACATCATATATGGTAGATGATGTAAGCTAGGAAATTGTTCTTCATTTTCTATTTTACGACCCATACTGGGAATGAAAGTTGGTTTATTGAAGTTTTGTGACACAAAGTAACTGTCTACGCCACCATACCAACTACAAAAATTACCGCCTATAATAGGCATACCATTATTTTCACGGGGTACATTTTTAACTGTATCTTCTATCATTAACGATTGAAGATTGAACGTTGGCATTTTAAATATACCCTTGAAGTAGGAAATATCACTCTTATTATGAGTTAACAGAAAGTCCATCGAACTTAGGAAATTAATATAATTAACTTGGTTTGTATAATTATAGTCTTGATAATACCAAGCTGGACCTTCTTGCATCACTGTTACTTTTTTACCAATAGCTTTCACCACACCCAATAATCTTACTGTATCTATAGTTTCCAATTTTTTTGGTAGTATTACAATAACGACATCATACCCAGAAACGTTATCTTTATTATCAAGAAGAGATTGAATAGGAAAATGATCCGCATTAAGTGCAAGTTGCCAAGCAAATTCTGTACGACAATTAGGAAAATCTCTGGACAATTTACCAGAGTGGCCATTTTGACTAACAAAACAAATTTTCATATATTCTTTTTAAAATCTTCGTAAGTATAAAATTTGCCGGTATTATTAAAAAGTGTATTTAGATTGTGTTGTGACATTTGTTTGAAAACTTGCCACCAATCTCCTTTTTCGTTTCCACAAAATCCTCTGGGATTATTTTCATTTGCAATATACATACGTTTATGCGGATGTCTACGAGCGTGTACTTTCAATACATTTTTAAATACTATTTGTAAATACTTATCTCCTAGTATTTTTTGTGCCGTCATTGACAAACTTTCGTCGTCATTATGAATAAAACAAGGGGGTATATTAACTCCACTTTTAATTAAATCCGAGGTCAATACCAAACAAGAACCATCGATCTTTGGATAATTGATCGTCTGTACATCAATTTCTTTTATTTCTGAATTAATCAGATTCATTTGTTCGATTGACATACAAGATTTGGCCTGATTGATGTTATCAACATCCTTATCATCGTATCTATGATTTATAAACTTAGGATGTACAGTAACGTCCCAACTATTATCCCATAGTTTTCTATCAGCGAAACAAGCTATGAACCTATATAGTCCTTGTTTTCTAACTACAGGCGTTAATTGTTCTAATGATATAATAGCTTCCTTTGGAAATAAACTATCAGTTTCTCCCCAGATTAAATAATTAACTTTTTCGCAATATTTAGTATTAAATTCTCTACGGTAATTTGTTTGGGTATAAAATTCATTATCATTATCTATGATTTTATAATGTAAATTAGGCAGTTGTTTTAATTTAGACAGTTCAATCTCAAATCTATCTGTAAGATCGTCTTTGGATGTTTTCGAAGTATCTATTTTTTCAAAAAACTGTGATGTATTAAAAGAAAAATCTAAATAAACATTTTCTTTGTTATCTACTGTTGATAAAAGATTCAACAAACCATCGACGTATGTTGATAACATCTCTATTTCATAGAACATTACGTGTACACCAATTGCATATTTATTCTGAATGATCATATTAATTTATGTTCAGTAAATATACTCTGCAATTCAGTATCAATCAAGTTATTATTTAACATCAGATTATATCCAACAGCATCATCTGGTTTAAATGCCAATATACACACTGGTTTTTCAGCCATATCATATCTATATTTAAATCCAGTTACACCAACATTGTATTTGGTATTTAGATGTGAAAAGAATGGGTGAAGTTCGCTTAAATATTGTTGATAAACATAGTTAACTATATTTTCATCACCTTGATTTTTAAGATGTTCTTTATTTGCATCCATAAAATCTACGATCAGTCTCCAAATATTAACACTTGATTTTTTAATAAAAATTGATCCTGTGTTCCACTGTGTATCATTGATATACTTTGCCATACCAATTACACCGTCGAATTCGGGAAATTCAAATTTATTAATTTGCCAATCATCGAAATCGTGAAACCAAAAATCATCGTCTATTAAATTTTCTTCTAATAACTCACAGATTCCGTATTGTTTATTGAAATATCTGTTGTATCTACACAGTCTATTTGTTTTTACAATAGTAACATCTTTATAAGAAAAATCCAAATTGGTTACAACTACGATATCACTGGGATTCCAACCAAATCTTAAACTATTATCAATTTGTGCACGGAAATATTTATACAACTCTTCGATTTTATAATTACGACCGTATGTGATAGTGTCAACGAAATCTTGAAATATTATTACGTTTTTCATATATTTTTAATTTCTTGTTACCCAAAAGTTTTCGTCGATATATGTGTTTTTATGTTTGTAATTTTTACGATTCAAGATGTTTTCTTTTAGGAGTATATCTTTGTGTCCAAATATGCCTGTTATATAAGGTTCACATCCTGTATATAACATTAAATTATAGTCACTTGGAACATTAACTGATTGCCATTTAAACTCGTTAGTATGCATATCGTGGCAAACAATTAACGGACTTCTATAAAATGCGGCTTGTAAACATTCTTTTCGGTCATTTCCATCTATGAAAATTAGATCATAACTTTCTTTATTTTCTGTGAAGTATTCATTCATTGGTTTTGTATAATGAACAACATCCAAATTATTTTTGTGACTGTATTCTTGTTTTACAAATTTTACCCATTCTTCTACATTTTCGATAGATGTAGTCTGTTTGCTATTTCTAACAAAACAACCAGTGCTCCATATACCACATCCAAATTCCAATACCGAATTTATTTGGTATACTGCAAATGCAACTTCTAATACTGGTATGCACGTTCCTGGGTCTAATAATCCATATTTACTCATAATATTATAATTTCTCCACTAGTACTTGCCAGTCTTTATATAATACTTTTATTTTGCTTTGATAACATAATAAGAAAGATTCTATTCCATATCTACAATTTCCCCAACCATAATCATCGAACAAAAGATATCCGCCAGGCTTTAACATTTCAAAACATAAACAAGATTCATAGATTATATGATCCGGTTCGTGACATCCGTCTATATAAACAAAATCTAGAATTTTTTCCATATTTGGATTGAATTTTTTCAAAAATAACTTTGAATCTTCCAAAACATATTCACATTTATTTTGATCTATATAAGGCTGTAAGTTTTGTCTGACTGATACTAGTATATCTTCCTCCAACTCCATCCCTTTAAATTTAGCGCCTTTTTTGTAATGTAGATTTTCTGTTATATCAACAGTTATTAACTTGGAACTCGGATGTGTTAAAATATTTTCAAATGTCCATACAGACGATCTACCATTTCCTGTGCCTATTTCCAAAAATTGAAGATTGGGAACATTTTCAAATTTTGATAAAAATGTCAACCAGTTTGTGATGTGCATAGTGAATCCATCTTTATTAGCAAAATAATGATCTGGATATGCATATATCGGATTCTCAGGATGATCGCCGTATTTTTTTCTTAGTTCAATGTTATTCATAAATTATACCTCAACGCAAATATATCCCTCGTAAGCACTTAATTTTGGGTGTTTACTAATAAAAGTTTCATCTGGACTATAACCAATTGGTTTTACTATTTTAATGTATTCATTTTTTATTAAATCGTCCATAGCCTGTTTTAATTCTGGAAATGCTCCAATATCGTCATAAATGAAATACTTCTTTAATCCGTTTGTAGATTTAAACTTGAGAGATCTAATGGTATCATCAATAACGGCGAAATAAGTATGTTGCGCATCTATAAAAAATACATCTCCATAGTCCAATGGTAACTGAGTATTATATACGTCTTGTGTATAATATCTTACATTTGTACGATGTTTATTAAACACAATAGCTTCTTTTGCACTTTCCAAATTGAAACCTACCACTTCTTTAAACAAATAACTTAAAATTCTAGTAGAGTATCCTAAATTAGATCCTATTTCTAAACAAACACTTTGTTTAAATTCAGGCTTGTCAAAAAACTCAAATACATCACGTTTAAATTTATGACTTGTAGTGGTGCTATGTTCAAATTTATCCGGTATATCTTTTAAAAGTTCGTCGATAGTCATATTATTTTACAGCGTAACCCTTGTTTTCATCAAGGCTGAAGTTTTTGTTGTATTTCATATTTGTTTCTCTTTGTTTTTCCATTGTTTTGTTATGAATCAAAGCAACATCTTTCTGAGCAGGTATAAAAGCATAAGACGTATAACCCTCAACCTTTTCGTGTAATCTTCGTTCGTATCTAATATGAGGAAGATTTTTAAAAAGACGAGATTGATAATCAGGAAAGTTAATCATTCCATCGTGATAATTCCAACCCCACATTTGAATGTCTGTTTGTGTTACCCCAACAAAATAGTTTAGTCGGGGTAACCACAATGCTTCATTGCCTGCATTAGATTGTAACAATATATCTATATTTTCAAGAAGAACATCGGTTGGTAATTCATCCGCATCGATTTGAAATATCCATTCACCTTTACACAAACTAATACCATAATTTTTATGAGCGCCATAATCATTCTGTAATTTCTTTTGTTGAAAATTAACAGAGGATTTATACTTCTCAATTATAGAAATTGTAGTTGGATTATCCGAATAATCATCCAATAAAACAACTTCGTGGTTATCTTTTTTAAAACTCATTAATTTAGACAACAATGAGTCCAAACAATCAGTTTCATTATGTGTTGTGACTAGATATGATACAAACATATTATAACATCGTTAGTTTTGGCAGAACAATCTTTTGTTCTTCTTTAGTTTCTGTTGTATTAAGTGCTTTTAATTTGGGTAAAACAAATGAATTTTCTATAGCAAATTTTGGTACATACTTATCAAGTATACCCCACAACTTTTGATCCATTGCTTGTAGACTGAATTTCTCTTCATTTTCTTTACGAAGCGATTCAGCTGGTTTAGTAAACCTATCACTCTTACGAGCAAAATACAATTGTTTAAATTTATCTTCCGCTAAAGAATAAGAAATTTTAAACCACTTACTTTCTTTTAAAATCCACTGATTGACAGAGCT